CTGTCTTAATTGTAGAGGGAAAATATGCGGGGTTGGGGTTATGAATTTTTTATTCTTTTAGCAACATAAAATAAATATTCTGTCACATCAAAACCATACTCGTCGCAAAACTCATCATATAATTCTGCGTTTTCTGGATAGAAACCATTGTCGAAAACAGAATCGTTATCGTATAATTGCTCTGTTGATGTGATTCCCAATTTGAAAAGTTCTTTTTTGGTTTTTGTAATTGCATCTTCATAGCTTATCTCAGTGATGGAGTTTTCCTTTAAAAACTCACAGCCTTTACTCATTTCTTTATCCTCCTTAATATGTGTTATCTTTAACTATCTTAATTATAGCACACATTAAGGAGAATGTCAACGATTATTGTAGATATTTGTTGTCTAATTCTAAATTAGGGTTCAACACCTCCCACAACTTAACACCATAAAAGTCACATAACACCTCCAAGGTAAATAATGTTGGGTTAGAATTACCGTTCTCCAATTCCTTAATGCAACTATAAGATATACCAGATCGTTTCTCAACCTCAGTTCTATTTATTCCTAACGACATTCTAATTGACTTTAGCTTTTCATGTAATTCCATGTTCAATCCTCCAATCTACAATAATAGTAAGTTTCATGACACACATAAATGTCATATTCATTTGTTGAGGTAACCCACACACAGGTGTTATCTGACCACTGCTTTTGTGTCATAGGTCTACACCAGATTAAATCATCATTTCCCGTCGAAATGAACATACATATCCCACCTTCCTGCGAACCACCCAATTAAGAAAGTTATTAATAACCACATACTAAACCCCCTCAAATGGTAATTCAGCCCATTTCTTTTTAAAACTTTGTATAATATCGCCAACTATAACATCGTAAGGGGTTGCATCTATTAACCGTCCTTCTATAACTCTTCTCGTGTGAAACTTAGCGTAAGCAAAATCAACTAGAACACTGTCTGTTTCAATATCGTAATTATAATATATAATTCCTTGAAAATTACAGTTGTTAAGCATTAAATAAGTAATAAAATCATCGATTGTTTTTCTCATATATTCTCCTTATAGTATAAGTGCTATCGCCTTTTCAGCTTTAACCTTGACAACCATACTTGTAAACCTAACATTGCCAAGTTTAAAGTTTCTAGCCAACCATTGTAATAGTGTTAAACTCTTTGCTCTAGTGAGCATTGTATTTTCATTGTGGTCATTAATTGTGAGGGCGTATACAATAGAGCAATCGGGGTCATACTTACTGTCAATGTATACCTTTCCTATCTTAGAGTCAGACCACACACCGTACCTTTTACCCTCATATTCAATAGCAAAAATGTGTCTTGCCCCGGCTGTCCTCTCGGCTATAAATTCGACATTATCATCTACATAATCGCCATATTTTGCATACTTGCCGTATTCTGTCGAATCAATCATTTTGAGAAACTTACATTTACTCTTTTCTTCTTTAAGTTCATCTGTGCTTACTGCCCATTGAAAGAGGACGTTTTCACTATACCATATTTCTCCTTTACTAATAGAAGGAATATTAAAAGCTGTGTGCATATGATAGGGGTTATAAAAGCTTGTGTTATTTCCTAACAGGAAGCAAACAACCTTGTCTCTTTCTCGGTCGATAGTGTGATAAATAGATAGGAATAAGTCGGGTTCATTCCAACCATTGACATAACCACTGCTTTGCTTTTCCTCTAGCATATACTCATCAAATATTAACCATTTAACATTAGGAAATGACCTTTTTTTAATTTTAACAGCTTCCGACAAGGCTAGACAATAACCTAGGGTTGTTTTTTCGATTGCTTCTCCTTTTTCGTCCTCGGTGATTAGCGTCATTTCCTCCGTTGTAGTCTCGATGTTAAGTTTTGGAAATTCCTGTGCTAAAACCTTTGCAAAACCCTTTTCCATAACGCCTTTTTTCTTTTCGTCTTGGGTTCTTACAAGATATACAAATTCCTGTCCTCTTTTTAACGCCCTTTCTAAACAAAACTTTTCACAGGTGTATGTTTTACCTATAGAACGTTCACCGTTTATCAGATTAAAACAACGTTGATAAGGTAATATTTTATTTATGTCCCAATATTTCATTGGTTTTCCTCCATTAAAATAAGGTTAGTAATGTTTCACAACGTAGGCACAACCCCTATAATTCACTGATGGCAGATTTTACCCTGTAGTGTCCACCGGAACCGTTGAAAACTAATTACTAACCTTACGATTCCATTATATCACTTCTTGATGGTAAAGTCAATATCTTTTAAAACTATCCCACCCCCCACATGAGACATTTGTAGCTTGCCCTCGTAACTCATGCCTGCATGGAAATTATCCCATGTAACATGCTTGTAACAACGCTCGGGCATTCCTGCACAGGTTATGTGTAATTTTCCGTCAATTTCTTCTATGTAACTTTTCTGTCTTAAAAATCTGGCTCGGCTAAAAGTACTTTCGTGCTTCCATGCTCCAAGTTGCACAGGGTCAATTTCTAACCCTTCCGGGAGTTCAGTTCCAACAAGATGTAAACTATCCGTATCAGCGTATATAAAGCGGGCATACACCTTTTGAGCAGAAGTAATAGTTTTATGTCTGGCCCATGCCGTTATAAACGTTCCTACGGGAATATAAATAGGCTCCCTAGTTTCTTTTGCTCCTAGCTTGTACTTAATTACCCTATTGTCATATATAGGTATTTTGCTTTGAACATTAGGGTTAAGTGCAAATTTGCCATAAAGTGAATTAAGCATTAACTTGGCGAGCGTCCGCATGGCATGATTGCCGTTTAATGTACTTTCCATCTTAACAGAGTTCCACTTGTCTATATATTCCTTGAAAAGACCTATTGTGCTTTTAAACTTCCACCCACAATGATATTCAATGTTATATACTTCATAGTGATTTAAGAATAATTCTAAATCAACACTAGTCAGACATAGGGTTACGTCCTCCCCATCACTGCTTTCTAAATACTGCGTGGGTATAAATGCTAGGTTATTTTTTAGCTGGATAGTGGGGATATGGTTTTCTTTCACCTCGAATTGACAAGTAATCATTTGAACATATAAATTGTAAATTTTATCCTCCTTGTATTTTCCTTTAAAAAATTTACCTTCTCCGTAGGGCAATGGAGAATAATACATAACCGAGGGATATAAACTATTAACATCAAGAACTATCCCCTCCCCTATATCCTTTCCTTGGAACCTGCTAGAACAGTAAGTAAACCCCCCTTTGTAAGATTGTCTTATATCAGAATCATAATCAGGTATAGGGAACCATTTATTAAAGTTCTTAGCTGTCACGATTCTTTTGTAGTCAAATAGTGCGTTACTACCTTGAGTCATCTTTGTTAACCCTTGTTCAAATATTGTGTGTAGTGCCCTTGCTACGATATCAACGTCATTTCTGAGATAATCAACTTCCTTAGGTGTTAATACGTGTCCGACCTCTCTATATTCGTTGTAGTCAATTTCTAACTTGCTTATAGGAAGGTTAAAACCCTTAGCAATTTGATCAACTCCGAAAGGAAGGATTTTTAAGCTATCATAAATTATGGTCTTATTAAGGTTGCGACCTTTACGTTCAAAGCATATTTCTAATGAATAAAACTGTCCTTTGTCGCTTATCAGGGAACAAAACGTGTTAGTATTTAGGTCTCGTTTATCCTCAACGTGCTTAAAACCGTTCTCAAATAACCAACATAGGATAAATTCACCGTCAAACTTTAGGTTATGGAAGTAATACGTTGCGGGGTTATTTTTACACCACTGCATAAAATCTGCGATATTGTTCCCATAGATAAAGTTTTCAGGATTCCCTATTTCACAAACCCCGTACGCCCACACTCTGCAATCATGGGGGTCCGTGGTTGTCTCAAAATCAGCGGTATATTGCATTATCGGTTCACCTCTAAGTAACAAAGATTTAAAAATCTTATAAAGTTTCTTCCAGATAAGCATTTAGATTTTCCTCCATAGCTTCTAATTTTGCTTCCATTTCAATAGGGTCATAAATAAAATCAATTTGTAAAATAGGTTCGTCGTAGTACATTTGAACAAGTGTTTCAGGGGCTATTTTCTCAACCATTTCTTTAATCCTGTAAGCTTTATCCCCGAAAGCGTTATCTAAACCTTTTAAGTAATTCTCTTTATATCTTTCGTACCGCTCATCAGAATAAGTGTCCTTAACTTGCTTTTCAACCCCCATCTTATATTTTAACCAGTCTGATTTTTTAATTTTATCTATGTCATATTTCTTAGGAAGTAGATTCGTAGCCCTAATAGTGCCCATGGTGCCTTTTTCTGTAGAAACATCTGCTTTTTTTCTTTCGTTTGCTTTCTTAATATTAATTGCTCTAACTTTAATTCCTACTTCTTTCTTTTCATAAGCCGTTGTCTTAATACCTGTTTCGGTTATAATGGGCTTTTCTGCCCCCTTACGCATGAATCTTTCAATGCTCTTTAACTCGTTTTTAAACTCCTTACGTGTTGTAACTTTTCCCCTAATATCCTTTACGCTTAACCTATCAGGTAAAAATTCTTCCATTTCAGGAAATTTATTAATTATGCGTGTTCGCTTTGCGTTAAATTTTCTAACGGCTTTTGCAAGGTCCTGCTCATCTGATTTACGCCACTTAATCTTACTTCTTTTTTGCATTTGTAGCTTTCACTCCCTTTCGCCACGTAAAATCCTCTAGTTTCTACCTTACTATATAAGGATAAGTCAGACAGCATATCAGGCTTAATATCAAAACCGAAACGCTTTGATAACGATAACGCAATCACTTCTCTATTTTCCTCTAATTTTTCAGTGAACTTTTCTAGGTGATTTTTACTAGAGAAGTGATATGTAATGCCCCTAACATTAATTATGTAGGGAGTAATCTCTAGATTGTACGCAATTCCTCTTTTGCTTATCATATTAATAATGGCGAGAGCCAAACTGACCCTCGCCCTTTCTCCTTTCATATGTATTTATGCTTCTGGGTAAAACTCAACCACTGTGTAGTCGCGCTTATTTTTACTCTTTTTAGTGGTAAACTTAACGGGTAACCCTTCCTCTCTTACAGTCTCTGCGTAGCCATCATTTTCAAGTGACTTCATATTATCTGTAAGAACCTGTCCTCCAAAATAGAAGTTTTTTGTATCCTCTTTGATTGTAAAAACTACATATTCCTTTCCATCGTCCTTCATGAAGTCAAAGTCTGAGATGGTAACTATCTCGCCCTTAATATCTGCAAAATCTCCTTTTTCTCTGTTCTCCATAATTGGAAGTGAAACGCTAAATTCTTTTACTTTATCCTTAAGTGTTTTCATATTCATAGCCATTGTATTCCTCTTTCTCCCCGTCTTGCCGTTAGGTCAGCGAACGTTTTATCTTTATTTATTCAGGGGTTGGTTAATTTCTACAATCTGTTTTGTTACATAGGTTTTTATTGTACCCTCTTCATTACGATAATAATCAGTTTCGTTGATAAAGGCGATCTCATTTTCGTTGACACTAAAATGGTCGGATATAATTTTTCTTACGTCACTCACAGAAAGCCTTATAAGTTTTACCATAATTAGGACCTCCTATTTCTGCTGACTTGCCGGGCGAACAACAGGAACTGAATGCTCCATGAATGTCTCAAATGTCATTCCTCTTACTTCTTCCTTTGAATCAATTCCAAGCACTACGACGTTCTTTCCAGGGTTTAACTTCTTAGCTTCTTTTAATGCTGATTCCTCTGATAACTTTTTTGTATCAACCTTAACAATTTCTTTTAATGGGGCTGTTGCCACTGTACCGTTCACAACGGTAATTTCCGCTACCTCCACCTTTGTGGTAACGATTGTTCTTGTAAAATCTGCTTTCATTTTATTCTCCTTTTCGTTTGTTAGGTTTATTTGTTAACCTCTAATGATAGTATAACCGATATCTCGACAAAAGTCAATACTTTTTCTGGAAAAAGTTCCAAAAGTTTCCATTATTTTGTGAAAAGTATGTCGACCGCCGTTCGTTTGTGGTATAATGAGGGTAAGCAAAAGAGGGGAGGGGAGGTGAACAAATGGACTGGGGCATGATTATTCAGCAGTACGGTTTTCCTGTTGTAGCTTGTATTGCAATGGCGTGGTATGTGTATGACAGGGGCGAAAAGGAAAGGGTAGACCGCAAAGAGGTTAATAACCAACATAAGTTGGAAGTAGACAACCTTTCGACTATCATCAACAATAACACCATTGCAATGACAAAACTTGTAGACGAATTAAGAAAGGAGAGTTAAGCATGAATGTTACAGCAGTTAACATGCCCCAGACCATCAGCGTTGCCCTGTTAGTAATAGCAGGGCAGTTCGGGACAGGGGAGGAACGCAAGACAAGGCTTGCAAAGGCAGGGTACAACGCGACTCAGGTACAGAACTGCGTAAATGAGCTACTTCCTATTTTAAAGAAATACGGAGGTTAACAATGCCAAGCATACAGAACGCGTATAATTGGGCCATTACCATTTGTAACACGCCCAACGTAGGCTACTCTCAGACGTACAGAAACCAACAAACTGTTAACGGTGTCACCTACTATGATTGCAGTTCCTTTATATGGTATTCGTTAATAGCAGGTGGATTTCCAATGGTTAGTACGTGGGGTACATGGCCTTTTACAACATCTACAATGGCTAACGTTTTAAAGAAAATAGGTTTCGTAAAACATGAACCTAGCATTGAATGGAAGCCGGGCGATATTCTTATTCGCAATGGTCACACAGAAATGGCTTTCGACCCCTCTCGCACAATGGGAGCACACACAAGCACCGTCCCCCTCGACCTCCAAGTATCCATAAATGCAAATGATGGCAGAGGAACATGGGTTGAGTTGTGGAGATGGGAAACAGGTGCGGTTAATGAGTGGATTAAGGGAAACAGATTTTTAGGTATGGGAGAAATGCAAAATAATGCAACCATAATTTTTTCATACTTAACAGACAAGGGGTGGACTGCTAGTGCAATATCGGGGTTGTTGGGAAATATGCAAAAAGAATCTACAATTAACCCCGGTATCTGGCAAAATCTTACACCTAACCCCTCGTTAGGTTGGGGCCTTGTTCAGTGGACACCATCTACAAATTTTACAAATTGGGCAACTGCTAATGGCTATTCTAATGACGACGGAACAGCACAGTTAAAATGGATTGATACAGTTACAACGCAAGCAGGGCAATGGATTCCCACAGACATGTATCCTGAAACCTTTGGGGAATTTAAAATCAGTACTATGCCCCCTGAATACCTCGCGGATTGTTTCTTAAAGAATTTTGAGCGACCCGGGGATATTGACCAACCAGACAGACAGGTTTATGCAAGATATTGGTATGATTGGTATAACAATGGATATGTTCCTCCCACTAACCCACCTGAAAATGGTGGAGAGTGGAAAAGGTCTATGCCTGTCTGGTTTTATCTTAAACAATTATAAAAGGAGGAAATAAAGTGAAGCGTAGTAAAGAAGAATTATTGAGTGCAATTAGCGCAATCTTGGGGGACAACACCTCTGATGAAGCGTTAACAATTATCGAAGATATCTCAGACAGTTTCGAGACTTCACAGCCCGACGAGGACTGGAAAGTTAAATACGACCAGTTAGACGCGGACTGGCGTAAGAGATATAAAGAAAGATTTTTCAGTGAGGGGACAACCCATAGAGAAGCCGTTGAGGAACAGGAAGAAAATGTTAAAGAAGATGGCGAAAAGAAAACTTATGACGAATTATTTGAAGAGAGGGAGGGTTAATCATGGCTACAGTACCTAAAATTACTACACTCACATCAACCAGTGTAGACATTTTAAATGTTATTAGAAACAATTCAACTCAGAACTATCGGGATTATGTCCCGAAAGCAACCCCGGACGCTGACAGCATTAGGGAGATTGGTGCAGTTATTATGGATTACCCGGCGTTACAGAACGAGTTTTTGTCTGCTCTGGTTAACAGAATTGGTAGGGTTATGATTACTTCTAAGATGTATGAGAACCCTTGGGCCATGTTCAAGAAAGGTCTTTTAGAGTTTGGGGAAACCGTAGAAGAAATTTTTGTTAACATGGCAAAGCCTTTTCAGTTTGATCCTGCCGTTGCTGAAAGCAATCTGTTTAAAAGGGAAATTCCTGACGTTCGGTCAGCATTCCACATTATGAACTACCAGAAATACTATAAGAGTACAGTATCAAATGACCAGTTAAGACAGGCTTTCCTTTCATGGCAAGGCATCACCGATTTAATTGCCAAGATTGTTGATGCAATGTACACCGGGGCAGAATATGATGAGTTTATTACCATGAAATATATGTTAGCAAGACACATTCTTGACGGAAGAATGTACCCCATCACAATTCCCACTGTTGAAACTGCTAATATGAAACAGATTGTTTCAAAGATTAAAGGTGTTTCAAACCAATATGAGTTCCAGTCCAACAAATACAACGTTGCAGGAGTTTATACGCACACTAAGAAGAACGAGCAGTACCTTCTTATCAACTCTGTATTTGACGCTGAAATGGACGTGGAAGTACTGGCTTCTGCTTTTAACATGAATAAGGCAGAATTTATGGGGCAGAGAGTTCTGGTGGATTCTTTTGGAAGTCTCGACATTGATAGACTTAGAGTTCTGTTCGCAAATGACAGCACCTATAAGGAGCCTACATCTGCCGAGTTAACGGCACTTGACGAGATTCCGTGTGTTCTTGTAGACAAAGATTGGTTCATGATTTTTGATAATTTCTACAATTTCACTGAACAGTATAACGGGGAAGGTCTTTACTGGAACTATTGGTATCACACATGGAAAACTTTTTCTGCTTCACCGTTTGCCAACAATGCTCTCTTTATCCCGGGCACGCCTGCTGTTACGGCTGTTAGTGTTACGCCTAGCACAGCAACCGTTAATAAGGGACAGAATATTCAGCTTAATGCAACAGTAACGACTACTGCCTTTGCCCCTAAAACGGTAAAATGGACTTCCTCTGCTCCTGATGTTACAGTAGACAACTCAGGAAAAGTTACAGTTCCTGCTGACGCATCGTCCACAAGTGTAACAATCACGGCAACCAGTACTTATGACGGGACCAAAAAGGGAACTGCAACATTAACAATTGCGTAATATACTACTATAATACCTCGCGTGAAACATTGGTTTTCACGCGAAGTTTTCTAAGGAGGTTTAAAATGTATGTAGTACCTAACACAATGGTAAGAATTTTAAAAAACGTCCCCCTTGACAACACTTATAGAAACACTCTTTTCTTCACTTCAACAGGAAATCAAAGTGCCTATTTTTCAAGTAAGTCAAAGTACACACTTACGAATTATTCTTATGTTAGACCTCAAAATGCTGTTAAGGTGGGGATAAACTCAGAAAATCTATATGATTGTAACTACATAATGTTTCAAAATACTGCCTTTGGCAACAAGTGGTTTTATGCCTTTATAACCTCGGTCGAATATATTAACAATGACGCGTCATTAATAACTTATGAAATTGACGTAATGCAAACATGGCATTTTGACTACAGTCTTAATATGTGTTTTGTTGAGCGTGAAATGAGTCTGAACGACACAATAGGGGATAACCTAGTTCCTGAAGGGTTAGAACTAGGAACATATGTGTATAATGATCAAGGCTTTATTTCAGAGTTTGAGCCAAACCAGATTATCGTGGCAGCAACCTTTGATGAGACCATGAATGACGCTACAGGAGGGTTGTATGGGGGTGTATATTCTGCTCTTAAATATAACCGTTTTCTTACTTGGCAAGACGCAAACGCATTTATAGAGACAGCCACAGCGTCCGTAAAAAGTTCAGGAATTGTAAGTGTGTTTATGTATCCCCTAGCTTTCTTTTCTAACTCAAATGCTACTGACCCTGTTACTATTACAAAATCCAGAGATAAAATGTACACGGACATTAATGGTTATGTCCCTAAAAATAAGAAGCTTTTTACCTCTCCTTATAACTTTCTATATGTCACCAATAATGAAGGTGTGGCCGGAAATTTTCCTTATGAGTTCTTTTCAAGTTCCACGTGTGAGTTTGATGTTACCGGGGTTGTGTCGTGTAGCCCTGAATTTTCTCTCGTGCCTAAGAACTATAAAGGAGCCACTAAGAATTATAATGAGCAAATGACATTAGGTAATTACCCTTTATGTGCCTACGCTATTGACAGTTATAGGGCATACTTAGCGCAAAATGCTAATAAATTAAACCTTGCTGCTGTTAGTGCTGTTACACAGACAGCGTCAGGGGCTTTATCTTTTGCAATTACAAAAGGTGCAGTAGGTGCTAACGAGGTTCTAGGAGGAATAAAAGACATATCAAATATTTTAGCCAACAACGCAGATATGGACGCTTTACCACCCCAAGCTCACGGTCAACATTCCCCTACCGTTAATTTTGTTAATAAGATAAAAGGGTTCCAGTTCTATAATGTTCAAATACGCGCGGAGTTTGCTCAGATAATAGATGATTATTTTAACGTTTATGGCTATGCTACCAGGAGAGTTAAAATTCCTAATCGATCATCGAGACCCCATTGGAATTATGTTAAAACTATAAACGCTTCTTTAACTGGAAGTGTTCCGGCTGATGATATGAGCAGAATAGTGTCAGTTTATGATAAGGGTGTTACATTTTGGAAGAATGGTTCAGAAGTAGGCAACTATGCATTAGATAACAGACCGTAAGGAGGTGATTAAATGAGTAAAAACAACAAGAAAAGATGGGAAAGTGCAAAGCTTAACAATTACACATATTTGCAGTATTATAATCGGTTAACAGAATTAGCTATTAATATGTATGAGTGGAAAAACCTTCCCCCTACTATTGATCCTAGGTTTTTAGAATTAACTTTGTTTAGCGACGGTATGGCAGTATTTTTTAAGGACCCTGTTCTTGACTATCTTTGTCTCCAATGTAAAATAGGGGGTCGATTAGATGTGTATAGGATACCTATACAAAGAACAGCTTACGCCACTAACGGCTACAATATGCCATTAACAAATACAGACAGTGTAATTATTTTTAACAACTACTTACATACAAATAGTCTATTGGACATTGAAATGTATGCGAATAGACTGTACAACATTGAACGCATAATTGATGTAAATGTTAATTCACAAAAAACACCTTTGATTGTAAGGGCTTCCGAAAATCAAAGACTTACCCTTAAGAATCTTTATATGCAGTATGATGGTAATGAACCTTTTATTTTTGGGGATAAGGATTTAGACCTTGATAGCATGAAGGTTCTACAAACAAACTCTCCTTACGTAGCGGACAAGCTTAATATTCTTAAAAGACAAATATGGAATGAAGCTTTAACCTATCTTGGCATTGAGAACAGCAACACAGAGAAAAAAGAACGCCTTGTCTCTGATGAAATAACTAGCAATCTAGGGGGAGTAGAGGCACAACGTTATACACGTCTTAATGCCAGAAGAGAAGCGGTTAAGAAAATCAATGAAATGTTTGGTCTTAATATTGAGGTTAATTTCAGAGCAGGAGATTCTAGTTTATTAGAAAAGGAGGTGTCAGACAATGAGCAAGTATACGACGGAAATTAGATTTGTATGCGAAACCTTGGCAGGATTAAGTGAAAGTGAGGGCGGGAATAGCGTAAAATCAATCATTGAGACTGCTAGTCCTAAGTTTTTTAATTTTGATTATCCTATTTTCGATGAAGCGTATAGAAACACCTTGCAAACTAAGATATTAAAACACTATTACACAAGGGAAATAGGATATGAAACTGTTGGTTTGTTTAAGTTAAAACTTGATACCAAACTTAACGAAATTATGCCCTTTTATAATCAGCTTTACAAAAGCGCTTTATTAGAGTTTAACCCTTTTTACGATGTTGATTTAACAAGAGAACATAAGAAAAAGAGTGAAGGCTCCCAAGATGTAAAAGGGAATTTAACTAGCACAGATAAAATAACAACCTCTGACAAAACATCACATTCCTTGATGCATGAAAGCGATTCTACAAGCACTAGCGATGGGTCTAATCATCAGACTAACGTTAGAAGTGGAGAGAATACAAAGGTTCAAAGAAACCTGTTTAGCGAAACACCTCAAGGAGCCTTAACAGGAGTTGAAACGGAAACTTATTTGACTGACGCTAGAAAAATTACTGACACCACCAATATAAACGAAACCGACACCTTGGACGCTACTACAGGTGATACCACCACCCAGGAGATTAATTCTAATGATAGTGGAAGGGTTGACAGGGATTTAATTACAAACAACGATACTAACGCAACAAATACAAGTCTTACTAACATCAATAACTTAGAAGACTACATTGAAACTGTTAAAGGCAAGCAGGGGAGTGGCTCTTATTCATCGTTGTTAAAAGAGTTCAGGGAAACATTTATAAATGTTGATATGATGGTAATAAACGAACTTAATGACTTGTTTTTTGGTCTATGGTAAAGGAGGATAAAATGGATAATTTTAAAGAAATTACACAAATGAAATTTTGGTGTCAAAAGGTGTTACCGTTGGTGTATGATGATAGTCTGTCATACCTAGAGGTATTATGTAAAGTTACGAATAAGTTAAACGATTTAATTGAAAACAATGCCAAGATACCTGATTTTATAGCAGATTTAATAAGGGAATATATTTCTAGCGGAGCAATTGAAAAGGTCTTAGCTGATGTGTTGGCTAACTTTATGCTTAATGTGAAATTCCCCCCTGCAGGGTTAACCCCCGCAACTGGTGACGGTTCAAAAGATGATACGCAAGCAATTCAGGGTTGTATTGATTATGCATTTAACCACGGCGGTATGGCTATTTATTTCCCCTCTGGAAAGTATCTTACGCAACCATTAATTCTTAGAAGCAAAGTGTCCCTTTTTGGACAAGACAGGTACACAACTCAACTTGTATTGAGAGGTGGAGCAACAACGGCTATGTTCACCGGGGTGGTAGATGATATAAGTTTAACGGGACTAGGTTTTGATGGAAATATGGATATCCAAGTAAATAATGTTAATCTTTTTGATTTTACCTCTAATTCCGCTTTGATATCAAACGTTCTGTTAAACGACGGTTATAAGCTACTTAACGTTACGGTTAATAAAGACTTGCAGATTAATAATGTAATCTTTGATCACGCGGTTGAAACAGGTATGGTAGTTAGGGGAAATGGCTATGTGCAAGGTAATAACCTTATATTTAACAGTGTGTCCTCCTCAACAGGTAAAAACTTTATTGAGTTGGGTACTAATAAGTCTACCTTAAGTGACGTTAAGTGCTTCGGTTTGTCTCCTAACTGTGTTCTTATAACCGGAAATAACAACGTTGTTAAATTCTGGGACGAGCAAAGTATAAAGTCTTATATAGACAACGGAGAGAATAACAATATCCTTGTTTACGGCAAAGAAGAAATAACCAGTTTAAGTGGAAACCTAAAAGAAAGTATCGGGGGTACATTAACTGAAACTATAACTGGGGATAAAAACGTTAATGCTAACAATCTCTTGGAAGCATTAAATGGCAACAAAACCGTTACTGTTGGAGGTAATGAAACCGTTAATATTGAAGGAAAAAGCACTCAAACTATTAACGGTGATTTAGAATTATTAAGTAAAAACATAGTTGCTACCGTCAACACAAACGTCGGAATAACTGCTGATGAAATTATATTGACAGCATTTAAAGACATGAAACATGATGCAGATAATATAAACTTAACGGCGAATAACGCAATTAACTTAACCGGACAAGATGTGGCTATAAAATCGGTTAATCCTGTCACTTACAAAACCCCCGTAGATACTGTTTCACCCTTATTTAAGGCGGTTCCTGCAAAGGACATTAATGGTGATTTATACAATCTACTTGTAGAGGGTGACCTATCAAAATTAAATGATTTTATTAAAAATTCCATTTACTCTAATTTTGAGGTTGAACAGTTTGTAAGCGGTAATACATTAAATTTATTTACCACTAATGTTACTATAGTAAAAGTGCCATCTACTTTTAAGCTGAAAGTTGGTGTTGTAGACCCCACCTTTCAGAAAACAAAAAATGTTGTAGATTATTCCTATTCTGTAAATGCAAACGTCTGTATTAATGCAGGAACCTTTAACATGAGCACCAATGAGCCGAGGGGGATTGTTCTGCAAAACGGATCAATTATACATGATGCAAAATTTACAAGTGGTGAAACTACGCCTGCCGGTCTATTGTGCATTAACGATCAGGGAGTAATGAGTTCTATGTTGTCCGCTGATTTAACTGCTAATCAAGTGCTTTCCCAAGGCATTAAAAATGCTGTTCAGGGTTGGTATCCATTGTTGGAAAATAATGTAGTTAAGTTTATTGGTACACCAACTTGCAATGGTCGCACTGTTATTGGGCAAGATTCTATGGGTAATTATTTCCTATTAGTTGCCCCCAGTAATTCACAGAATATTGGGTTAGATGAAAATAAGTGTATTCAATTATTAAGGGACAGAGGGTGTATCTTTGCTTACAGTCTTGATGGCGGTGGCAGTTCAAGTATTGCTTACAAAAATATCCCTATGTGTCCTGTAAACTATGAAGGGACTTTTAGACCAATTATAACAACACTTTATTTTGACAGTCTACAGCCTACGTCTTCTCTTAGCGACGCTTTTTATCAGGTGGGTTTAAGTAAGTTATATGAAATGATGAGCATTTATTCAAAAGACTATGTAAATAGCATTACCATGAAGGTCTACAATCCGGGGGCAAATAACGGAGGGATCGATATTTATGATGGCTATGATAGAATCACCAAAGGAAACAGGACTTTGAAAATGGGAACAAGTTCAGACAGTACCTACGGTAAACAGGTTAGCTTTGCATTAAGAGATGATACAGGAGAATTTACCGCTTTTAAAGCTAATAGGGGCGGTTTGGCGGACTTTAATGACAACTTGGGCAAGTTCTATGCTAACCCCTTCTCTGATTTTAACTGGTCTACCTCTTTATCGGGGTGTTACTTTCATGCTAATAATAGTTTTCTTCCTGCCCTTCCGTCAGGAGAGTACTATATGTTTATGATTAGAAGATATGCTAGTGGACCTGCTGTGAGCTACATTGTTAACCGAGCCGGGACAGACCCGAACATGTATATTGATTATTATAACGGTAGTACACATAAGACATATAAAAATACTCTTACGGTTCTTTAACAATTTTCTCCAATAATCGTTGATATTCTCCTTAATGTGTGCTATAATTAAGATAGTTAAAGATAACACATATTAAGGAGAATAAAGAAATGATAAAGAACATGATAAGGATTATAAACACAGCATTAGCAAACAGAGAAATGGAAATTAGTGTTGCAGAGGAATTACTTTTAGAACTTGAAACTTTAACCTCAAAACACTACGGAATAAGAGCAAGAAGAGTTGTTATGTTTCAAAATGATGAAGTCTTAGATGCATATGTTAATTCATAACCCCAACCCCGCATATTTTCCCTCTACAATTAAGACAGCAATCGACATTTAACAATAACCGACAGCAATTGACTTTAGGTTATGTGACAAGATGCGACTTGCTAGGTGCCCCTGAAGGGGAACTTAATAGGAGGGAAAATATGCTCCATATCCC